TATATTTTAATTGATACTGCTAATATGTTTTTTAGAGCACGACATGTTGCACGTGGTAGTGTAGACATGAAAATAGGTTTGTGTTATCATATAATGTTTAATAGTATTAAAAAAGCATTTAATGATTTTGGTAATGGGCATGTAGTATTTTGTCTTGAAGGTAGGAGCTGGCGGCGTAGTATATACGAACCATATAAAAAGAATAGAGATGCAAGCCGCGACGCACTTACACCAAGAGAGCAAGAAGAGGATGAAATGTTTTGGGAGGCATACCAAGAACTCTTGGATTACTTAAACACTAAAACTAATTGTTCTGTATTGCAAGAAGAAAATAGTGAAGCGGATGATTTAATTGCACGTTGGATACACAATCATGCAGACGATGAGCATGTTATTATTAGTAGCGATAGTGATTTTTATCAATTGATTAATGATAATGTGAGTATGTATAATGGAATTGCTAATCAACATATTACTATTAATGGCATATATGATGACATGGGTGCAATTGTAATGGATAAGAAAACTAGTGCACCAAAAGCTATTCCAACTCCTACTTATGCTTTATTTGAAAAATGTGTAAGGGGCGACACAAGTGATAACATCTTTAGTGCGTACCCAGGTGCTCGTAAAAAAGGTAGCAGAAATAAGACAGGTATACAGGAAGCATATGATGATAGAGAAAATCAAGGCTTTGCTTGGAATAATTTTATGTTGCAAAAATGGACAGATCATAATGATATAGAACATGTTGTACGTGATGATTATGAGCGTAATAAAATACTTATAGACTTAACGTTACAACCAGATGAGATAAAACACGCTTGTGATAGTAAAATTGTTGAGGCTGTACAAAAAGAAATAACACCACAGGTAGGAATACATTTTATGAAGTTCTGTGGTAAACATGATTTGCAAAGAATGAGCGAGCAAGCACAAGACTATGCCGCATTTTTGAATAAGGAGTATTCATAATGTTTGGAAATAAAAAGAAACCAAAAGTATTAGTAATAGGTGGTACAAGAGGAATAGGTAAAGAGATTGTTGATCACTTTGATGGCGACAGCATTAGTCGCCATGAGCCAGTAGATGGTGGATTTGATATACGGTCTGCGGAAGACCGTAAAACAATTGCAGAGATTAGTGGTACATATGATATATGTGTTAATCATGCATACTCTGGAACACACGGTATACCAGGTGCATCAGAATTAGCAGGACCTGCAGATGCTTGTCAAACCTTTATGTTAAAAGAATTATATGATAGATGGAAAGAAACAAACTGGAATGGTTATTTGTTTAATAGTAGTAGTGATGCAACGGCATTATATAGAATGAAGTCAGGAAAGGATATGATTTATAGTGCAATGAAAGCAGGCACAAATGCTATAAGTCATTATATTAGTAGAGATGTGCAAGAAGGTAATGTGCGTATGCGTTATACAAATATTGTATGGGGTATGCTTGATACAGAGAAATCCCGATCGAAGTCACATTACAATAATGGTGTAAGAGGTGAGGATATTTGTAAAGTCATAGAGACATTGTATTATTTGCCAGAGGATTGTTTGATCCCTGAATTTGTTATGGAAGCACGATGGCTCGACAACTAGGAGGAACCCATGCCATATATAAAACCTTTAATAACTGATCGCTGGATTGTATATAATGACATAGGCGATTATGCTGGTTTGCTTATTAAGAATAAAGAAGCATATGTATATTATAATAAACACACAGACGGATCGTCAATAGAAAAATTTCATTCTCATCAAATGTTGTGTGATTATTTTGGCGAAGACATTACTGACAATGAGATTCGTAAACGAAGTTCAAACAGTCAAGAAGGAATTACTAATAAAATTAGAGGATATCCTTTAAACTTTGAAACACCAATTATGGTAGATGATAGCTCTTTACCGCTTTTTAAGAAAAGCCGTACAAGTGATGTTATTTACTGTGCTGGTTTTTATTGTATTAAAGGGCCAGAGGGTTGGCGTAAAAGTTTTTGCCCTAAACGAAGTACACTTACTAGTTTAGCAGAATGGGAAGGACCATTTGCTACTGAATTAGAAATGGTTAGTGTGTTAAATATAAAGAAGAAAGAGAATGTTGGATAAATTTCATCATATTAGAAAATTAAATGGGTTGTATGATGTTGCAATCGAAAATCAAAATAATGAAATTCGACTTCATACAGCAGATATTGGACTTGTATTGTCTGATATTAATAAATTATTGTCGTTAGTTGTCAATGGGCAACTTAATCAACAAACAGTACAGAATATTACTGTTAACGAAGGAACTGCTGATGCAGGACACTTTTAAGAGAAAGAACATGTTAAAACAAAAGAAAAATTTTATTATTGCTTGCGCTATGCTATTTGCATCAAACGTATTTGCTACTAGTTCCCCGACAGATGACTGTGTACCACCAGGATGTGGTATGTCTGTTACTACAAATCAAAATGCATACATTGATATATATAAAAATGCAGTTAATTCAGTTGTAACTATTATTGTTGTAGCAGAAAACAGTGCTATTAAAGAGTTGTTAACTAATATACCAAAAGATTCTCCTTTTAATAAGTTATTTGAAGACGAAGACGAACAAATTACACCGAAAATGTATGGATCCGGCTCTGGTTTTATTGTTTCAGCTGATGGTATAGTGTATACTAATCATCATGTTATATCTGAGAAAGAAGCGAGTATGATAGTAACAGAGATACATATTCTATGGAAGAATGGTGAATCTCGCCAAGCAGAATTGGTAGCAAGTGATCCAGTTGCTGATTTTGCAATTTTACAAATTATACCTGATGAAGAAAATCCAAATGAAACATTTGAGTATGTTAAATTAGCAGATAGTGATAAAGTATTACCAGGGCAAATGGTAGCCGCAATTGGTAGTCCATTAGATCAGAGTTTTAGTATTACATCTGGTATTGTTAGTGCAATAAACAGAAAATCAAGAAAAGGGCGATGGGTTACATATATACAAACCGATACAGTAATTAATAAGGGCAACAGTGGTGGACCGTTATTTGATCTCAATGGTGATGTTATTGGTATGAATACTTTGTTAGTTAGTCCATCTGGTTATTACATAGGTATAGGTTATGCTGTGCCATCTAATTTAATGAAAGAAGTTGCATTGGTATTATTAGCAGAAGGCAAGTATATACGACCATGGATGGGTGCATCGTTATCTGTACCAACTGAAGAATTTAAATTGAAAATGGATATACCAGTTGATAAGCTTATTATTATACTTATGGAAATAGCAAATGACGGACCTAGTGAGAAATCTGGTTTAGAAAAATATGATGTTATAATGTCAGTTAATGGTAGTGAAATGGAACCAGATACATTTATTGAATTTCTACAGAGTAGCAAGCCAGGTGATGTTGTAAAGCTGCAGGTACGTCGAATATTAGATTACGATGAAGGAACATATAAAGATTTGGAAGTAGATCTTATCGTTGGTAATATGCCTGCTAAGATAGAATAGTTATAAATATAAAAATGAAAGTAGAAATTTACAGTAAAGATTTTTGTGGATATTGCAACGCCGCGAAATCACTTTTTGAATCACATGGTATAAATTACTTAGAACACCGCATAGGCTACGATGGCATCACTAGAGAAACATTATTAGAAAAAGTTCCTGACGCCAGAACGGTGCCACAGATTTTTATTAATGATGAATTAATTGGTGGTTATACAGAACTTTCAACTTGGTTTAAAACATACGAATAATATCATATCAATCTCTCTTTAGGCTAATATTTAGATAAATATAGTATAGAAGAGGAATTATATGAGTCGACCTAAACCCGAAGTTCTGTTATCACATACAGATCAAGATACATATAAAAAAGAAGAAATCCTAAAGGCAGAAGCCATTTGGGCAGTTTTCTACGAAGGCCAACCAATTAATTTAAGGAACTCCAATTCATTGGTTGATTATCCTGGCCCAAAATATCGTAAAGTCTCATTTAGTAATCCTGGCCATGCACATAATTTGTCAGAGAAACTTAACGAGAAATTCCGCACAGATAAATTTCAAGTTTATCAATTGACAACTGGCGATGTCATCACAGAATAATGTTCATACATTTTTAGCAAGCAAGTTTATTGAAGAACAGCATCTTGAGCTGGAAATACAACAAAATGAGTTAACCTATGGTGTTATATATGCATTGCTTTTTGATAATATACGAATAAAGAAAGGTATACCATTTGGCTTACGATTAACTAAAGAAGGTTATAGTTGGTTAAAAAATCATTATGAAGTATATGAAGTAAAGTTAAATAAGAAAAGGCTCGTTGGTAAGCATATCCTATATTTAGACAAATACTTAGAATTTCCATATTATATAGTAGAAGCACCTAAAACCCCCAAAACCTGGTCAGCTAAGGTGTTACCCAAGCAAAATGTGAAATTATTGCTATTTGCTGGAAAAGACACCATAGAATTGAAGTTATTAGAGGGTAACATAGACAAGTGGGTAGAGAACCGTAAAACAGGCGAATTAATGAATATTAGCAAATCCTAATGGAAAAACCACCCCTTAACCTACCAAACGATGCGGTTTTTGTTGTAAAAACCCCACACTTTTAAAAAACGCCACTCTACGTACTAGAGTACCCCTTTTAGTACCCTTTTAAGATTGACAATATACAGTATTCGTGTATAATATATGTATAAACTAAGAAACTGGACATACGTTTGGACATAATTTTGCAACCTAGATTAGCACA